ACCGTCTGCGTGCTCGCCGGCGTCGGCTGCAGATACAGATTCAACCCGCGCAACTGCTGCCGGTAGTACGGCGAGACGCTCACCAGACCGAACTCGTTCTGCGCCCAATCCGGCTGATCCAACGGACCAAACAGCGGCACCCCGCTCGACGTCAGCCACTGCGTCTCGTCGACGAACCGATTGAAGTCGGCCGGCACGGGATACGACGCCGTACCCGCTGCTGTCGTCACCGTTCCCGAGGTGATCAGCGCCGACCAGTCGAACACCTCGACCAACGCCTCACCCGCGCGTTTCAGCAGCGCAGTGAACTGCTGCGTGGAGATGTCCGCCGCGACCGGCGCGTTGACACTCGGCCGCGTGACCCCGACCTCGTCGGCAACCTGGTACAGGATCGACGCCAGCGTCACTGGATCACGTCCGCGTCATCCTGCGGCTGCGATTGCTTGCGCGTATACGGCTTGCGCTCGCGGTCGGCCATCTTCGCGCCGAGGCTGCGCACCGTCTCGCGCAAGTCCTCGATCTGCCGCTTAAGGTCCGTGTTCTCGACCTCGAGCGCCGACACCCGCTGCACGTTTGCGCCCGGCCCGTCACGCTCCGCAAGCCACGCCCGCGCCTTGTCCTTCATCGCCCGCGCACCCATGCCGATCTGCGCCAGCGCATTCTCATTCGCGATTGCCAAGTCCTCGACCACGAGCACATTGGCGTCGATGCACCGCTTGACCTCCGACGGCGAAGCCACCGGCCACGAGCGAATCGGCGTGCCATGCGTCGGCACTTCGACGCCCTGCTTCCAGATCTGATACGACGCGCGGAACTGCTGCGCCCACTGCGGATTGAACTGCGGTGGAGTCTCGCGCGCCAGCCGTTCCTTCTGCGCGATCCACGCCTCGGCCTCGGCGACGTGGACGTCCTTCGATCCCGCCGGCGTGACGAGCACATGCTCGACGTCGCGGGTGATCGAGCCGCCATTCGCGTCGCGCGTCTCCACCGTCTGCAGCGCAAACCGCACGTAGGGCGGACGCTCTTGCATGATTCCAATCATCTGCGCTTCCTTGAAAAATGGGCCCGGCAATCTGCCGAGCCCCTAGCCCCGACAGGGGACCAACCATTTAATGCTTATAAATCATGTACTTATGTTATCGCACCTTGCAGAGCGCATCTGTTGATTTGCGCGATCACGAAGCCGGTGTGCGTACCCGTCATCGTCACCGATCCCGTCGCAGTGCTGTTCGCCGACAGTGTCACCGTCCGGTTGTCAGGCGCGATGCTCGAGACGGTCGACGCGGCGATGCCCGTGCCCGACGTTGCGATGCCGGGATACAGACCGTCCGCGTTTTGCACGACGACGACCGGCGAGCCATTGGTCGTCTGCGTGTTGGCGTACGTCACCGTACCGGCCGACGCAATCACGCCCTTTGCACCGAGAATCTGCTTGCCCGCGACCAGCGTGCCCGATGCCGTGCCGGCTGACGTGCCGATGCCGATCGTTGCCCCCGCCGTCACCGTCGCCGTCGCCTTCATCGGCACCCGATCCGCCCTCACCGCGGCCCAGAAGTACGTGCCCGCAGCGGCCGGCATCATCGCAACGGCACAGGTACATGCCTGATTGGCCGTGCTCGCCGCAAGCGTCGCGACTTGCGACAAGTCCCAGATCACCAGCGAGCCGCAGATGATCGTGTCGTTACTCTTCAGATAGATGAACTCGCCGCCACCCCAGAACGGGTCGACACCGGAGGCGAGCGTACCCAGCGCGCACCGTTGAACCGTGTCGGGCGCGTAGATGAAACCGATGGGAGCGAGGCCCACCACCGGCGATTGCATTGCGTATGGCATTTGGACGTTCCTTTGTAAGACTGTTGCCCCGGTCAACGCAAAATGCGCTGCTTGCCGGTCACATACTTAGAGACTTGCGTCTGATGCACGCCGAACTCCGCAGCAAGCAATTCCTGACTGACGCCGCCAGCCGCGTACCGCTCGCGAATCGAGCGCACCGATTCCAATGGCAGCCGCACCATGTAGCGCAAACGCTCCGTACGATCGCGGCAGTTTTGCACCGCATCCCCGAGGTACAGATGGTCGGGATTCACGCACCTCGCGTTGTCGCACTTGTGCAGCACCATCGCGCCATCTGGGATAAGCCCCACGAAAAGCTGATACGAAACGCGATGCGCCGGTCGCTGCGCGCCGGCGTACCAGAACTTTCCGTAGAACTGGCGATTTAGCGTCGATCGCCATTCCCAGCACCCGCTTTCCGCCTTCTGCACTTTCGCCAGAAAGCGGGTTTCCGTCGGTGCGCCGCGATAGTTCATCAGCTTTTAAGTACGCCCTGGAGCGAGCGATTGCTGACGACCAGATTGCCCTGCCAGATGATCGGCATCACCACCGCATCCTGGTTGACCGCCCGCAGCTCCGGCACCTCGGTCATGTCCGCATCGCGATGCACGACAAGCTCGAGGTAGTCGGTGTTCAGGAAGTACATGTGCGCCGTCGGAATCCCCGAATTGCCATCGAAGATAACGTCGGCGTTTTTGTACTTCAGACTCACGAAGCCGGCGTTCCCCTCCGTCGGACCCGACTCGCTCGAGTACCGCTTGATCGACGTCTGCGACACCTCGAAGAACGAGAAGTAATCGTTCGACGAAGTGATCAGATCGGGCTTGTCGTCGCCGCGCACCGTCGCCAGCCACAGCGGCAGCATCAGCGATTCGATCGTGGTCCCGCTCGGCACGATTGCGCCTCCGCCCTGCATCGGCGCCGCGGCGCTCTGCACCTTGTTCTGCCAGAACGGGAACAAGCTCGAGTCAATGCCGCCGACCGTGCCCGTGCCCGCGTCAGACACGATCGCCTGCAACCCGCCGATCTGGTTCGTTGCCGTGCCGTCGGAATACACGTCGTTGGACAAGCCATTCTTGAACGTCCGAATGGCGTTGTTCATGCGTGCTTTGACGAGGTTGATGATGCGCTGCGGACCCGCGTTGCTGCGCAGCTCGAGGCCCGAAGCGACCACGTTGACCGCGATCTGCTTCCACGAGAACTCCGCGGCGCTGATCACGTCCGACGCCGTCACGTTGAGCGGATCGAAGCCGGAATAACGTTGATACGTGCCATTGCTGGCGTAGTCCAGCGGCGCAACAATGGAGAGGCCACCGTCCTCGATGCGCTTCCGCCCCTTGGAATTCAACCGACTCAGCAGCGCATTGTTCTTGCTGACGTTGTCCTTGATTTCCTTGGCGTGGTTGCGAAACGTGGTCGATACCAACTCCGTGAACACACTGTTCGGAGAGGCCATGACGATCCTTTAGTCCAGAGTAGGATGGTCACGCTCCGGCGATCTGCTCGTAATACCCCGCGATACTGTCCGCCCACGACCCCTTGCTGGCAGTAACCGGCACAGGCGGAACGCTCGAGCGCACGCCGAGCGAGCCCGCACGCTGGGCATCCCGCACCCGGCGCGCACGCTCCGCGGCCTGCTTCGCTGCATCTGCCTGACCACGTTCGGCTGCCAGCGCAGCCTTGACTTGCGGATTCAGCTCGCACGCCTTCTGATAGGCGTCCTTGATGTCGGTCGCGAGGCCGGCGTTCATTAGCTGGCCCATCTGCATCGCCACGTCGGCAAAGTACTTATTCGCAGGATCGTTCTGGAACGTGATGATCTGACCCGCTGCCGCCTGGTGGTCACTGTACTGTGCCTGCCGCTGCTGGTTCGCGAGGTGGCCTTCGAGCTGCGCAATTCGGCTGTTGAGCTGATCGACGATCGGATCGCGAAATTGATCAGCCACGCCGGTGTTGCCGGCGAACTGACTCATATCGACCCCGAACGCTTGCGCTAACCCATGAAGGGTTGCGGCCTTTTGCGCCGGCGAACCGACGTGCAAGACCGCTGCCGTGCGCAGCACCTCATTGAGCGCGCTCGGGATGTCCTTCCCGATCGCGGCCATGACGGACTGGTACGGTTGAATCGTTTGCAGCAGGCCATCGGCAATCTGCGCCTTGGCCTGGTATTGTCCTATGCCATCGAAAAACGCCTGCTCGCGGCGATACACGTCCGCCTTCGCCGCAGGCGACAGCTTGTTCCACTCGGCTTTCGCAACGGGCTTCCACGCCGCCGGCGGGCCTTGATCGACGAATTGAGCCGCGGCAGGCGCACCAGCAGCAGGCGCAGCACCAGCGGCGCCATTCGCGGCTGCCGGCCGGGCAGCATCAGCCTTTGCAAACCGGCCAGCCTCGTCGCGAGCACGCTCGGCGCGCTGCTGTTCGGTCGTCTCCGGCTCGGCAACGATGGCGGCATAGGTTTCGTTTAGCGTGTCGTCGATCGACTTCTCGACCGGCGCATCGGCGGGCGCGTCGGCAACGTCACTGGCTGCCGCATTCGCGTCCATCAGGTCATCAGCCATCTACCGCCTCTCGTACCGAACGTCGGCGCCGGCGCGGATCGCCTGCTCGAGCAATTCGTGATTGCGCGACGGATTCGTGGCGTACCAGCGGTCGACCGTCGCATCGATGCTGCGAGTGAGTGCCGCGTCCTCATGCACGAGGCGCTGCTCCTGCTGCGCGCGCTCGCCGGCGTCGTAGGGCCGACAGCCCGCGCGCTTCAAGTCTTCACGACGCTGCGCGCGGCCATCGACAACGCGCCCGTCAATCGGCGACATATAGGCGGGAAGATCACCCAGAACGTCAGGCGCGAGGCGCTCCGCACCATAGGAAACCTCGACCAGTTGGCCGAGTCGAGGGTCGTACCGAAACGTGCGCCTCATGCAGAGGCATTGGATGCGCGAAATCGTGCTAAATCAAGCACCTTACCCATACTGGGTCTGCAAAAAAGTCGTCTATAATCCGCAAGTGATGGTGCGCCAAGTGGGTGTGGCGGCAAAAGCGGACGTTGCAGCGAAACGCAGCCGGGTAGCTCCAAGCGGGTTCGATTCCCGCCACCGTCACTCCTTCCAACAGTGCTGTGCCCCTAGAGCACCTTGAATCGCACCGCACCCGGCAGCGCTTTCACCGTCAGCGATCCCTTCGGCTGAATCGTCGAAGTCAGGCTCTCCTGCATGATCCCGTCAGGCCCGATCACGAGGTGGAACAGGCCGATCGCCGCGTCGCCGCTATTGGTCAAGTCCAACGAAATCGTCCGACTGTCCGTCGGCGGAGCAACCACCGCACCGGCCCTGAAGGTGAAACTCCCGGCGATCGTGTCCTGCCCATCGTCCGTATGTATCATCACCGCGATCGGCGCATCCAGCACGTTTATCCCCCGCGCCGCCGATGCCACGATCTGCGCGTCGTCCCACGTCATCACCGCCGCGTCGGCGTAGCCGATGGTCACCTTGCTCGTCGGCCCCTGCGCCTGAAACCCGCCGCCCTCAATGGCTATCTCGGTGCCGTCCGCGCCCTCGACCGGCGTAATCGACATCACCGTCGCCGGCATCGCCACTTCCCTGCTGCTCGACTCGTCATCCCGCGCGTGCTTGCCCTTGATCTGCATTGCAGCCTCCGTAAGATAAAACAACTGTTCACAACTCCTCAGCTAGAGCAACGTGTTCACGCTCTGGCTCGCAAACGTGGAACTCCTCGCCGTAGCCCGCGCCACAAGAATCCTGCCGAAAGCCATCGTGCGCGTCGCCGCGCTGGCGCGGCGGTGCCATCAGCGACTGATCAGGTATCTCCCGCATTGGCACGCAGCCCTGCAATGCGCCCTCAAATGTTGCGCTAACGACCGAACTGACGAAGTACGTCGGCATGGCCTATTGCGGCGCCGCGCCGCCGTTCGCCTGTTGCTCGGAAGCCGCGAGTTCGTGCTCGAGCATCGTCTGACCAATGTCGACCCCGGCGCCGATCTCGGCCACCGTGATCGCGCCCACATTCTTGAGGTGCTGGATGATGATCGCCGGCAGCATCTCCATCCGCTTGCCCATCGCTTCCAACTGATTCTTCTGCGCCGACAGCTGCGCCTGCGTTTGCGTCTTGTGCTGCTGGATCGCCACGTCGGCCTGCGTGCGCGCCTGCTCGGCCTGCGCCTGCGCCTGCGCCTTCGCCTGCTCGATCTGCATCGTCGTCTGCGCTTTCGCTTCCGCCGCAGCCTTCGCCGCCAGCACCTTCGGGTCCTGCATCGGGTCTTTCGGCGCGGGCGCCTTCATCTGCGCGATCTGGTCCTCGATCTCGTAGCCCAGGCGGAACTTGCGCGCGAGGCTCGACATCATCGACTTTGCCGCGTCGAACGGGAGAATTCCCTCCTGCACCGCCGGCGTTAGCGCCGTGAACAGTTGCGTCACGCCGGCGATCATCTTCGCGTAGTCGGCCTGGTCCTCCGAGTCCTGCAGCGCGATCGTCGAGTCGGTCTGGATGTCGACACGGAAGTGCCGCGTCGAGTCGTTGCGCAGGAACGCCGTGATGTCCTCCCACGTCGGCAGCGACAGCATCTGCTGCGCCTGCTGCTGCACCTCCGGCGGAATCTGCGGCGGAGGCGGTTGCTGGGGCGCTGGCGGGCCTCCAGGCTGCGGTGGCTGTCCGGGTGGCTGCATCCCCGGTGGCGGCTGCTGTGGGCCCATCTGCGGCGGCTGCTGCGCCATTTGCGCCCGCTGCTGGTACTGCGCCATCGTCTGCTGCACGTACTGCTTCTCCTGCGCCGTCGGAAACCACAGCCCGGTCATCATCGCCAGCGTCTCCGCGCTAAACTTCTCCGCGATCAACTCGCCGGCAATCCGCATCAGGTCACGACAGAACCGCTGCACCTCCGACTGCCGCCGGCGCGTCCGCAACGAGCCCCACCGCGACTTAATGCCTTGCGCCGTCGCCGTCTCGTTGGGATCGGTCGCCCCGCGCATGATGTCCGACAGCCCGAGGATCTCGTAGATCGACTGCTTGACCAGCTCCCGCTGCGCCTGCAACCCTTCGTACGCCTGCAGCAGTTTGTCGAGCGGCCATAGCCAGATCGCGTTGTTCAGCCCGCCCCTGTCCGCCCAAGTGTCCGCGTCCTGCACCGGCACCAACTCGTTTTCCTCCGACTCGAGGATCCGCCCGATCTCCGGCAACCCCGCGGCATAGCCACCACGCACCCGGATCGCCCGAGCAATCCGCGACATGCGGTTGGTCAGCGTCTCGGCCTCGTCGGCAAGGCTTTGATAGATGGTGAATTCCGACACCGGCACCAGGCTGTCCGACGTCTCCACCGCGTACATCGGCCGCGGAATGTTGAAAAACCCCGATAAGTTGTACGCGTCGTCGATCGTCTTGCAGGGCTTGTCCTTGTAATCGGGACACACGTACAGGCAGCGCCGCTCGGCCTTGTCCCAGATCTGCCACACCTTTGCCCGCTTGAACGCCGTCTCCTTGTCGAGCGCCTCCTTCTGATTCTTGTCGTCCGACTCCATCGACTGCAGCGGGACCGCGTTGCCGATCGCGCCGCCGAACAGGTCGACGCACGCCTCGCGCGTCAGCTCCAGCTCGAAGGCGATCCACGGCACGTCCTGCCACGTCCGACCGGGCCCGCGGCGAAACGACTTCCACGGCGTCAAGTCGAAGCGGATCTCTTCGTAGACGACCTCGTCGGTGCGGGCGTTGGCGTCGAGATTGGCGTCGCCTGACTCCCCGCCCGGAGTCTGGCCTGCAGTTCGTGGAATTTCCGCAGCATAAGCGCCAGCCCGTCCATCCGCCCCAGCCCTCGGCGCGCCCATCCCCGCTCGAGCCGGTGCCAATCGCTGTCCTTGGCCGACTCCATCGCCATCCACGTTCGCAGCAGTTCCCACTCCATCCGCTGCTGCCGCAGCCGTTTCTTTACTGTCACCTTCGTCGTCATACTCATCGTCGCCCTTCGCTGTCGTCGGCACGTACTTGACCGATACCACCGAGCGCCCCGGCAGCAGATAGTCCTGCACCGCGAGCAGCATCACTTCGTCGAAGTCCTGGCACGACACCGTGTACTTGATCGCCCGGCGCAGCACCTCGCCCGCAGCCTTGGCGATCGGATCGGCATCCTTGAAACGCCGCTCGACCACTGGCTCCGGCGTCGAGTTGTAGAGAATCGGTTGCAGCGTCTGCACGTTGGCGTACAGGATGTTGTAGGCATCCGGCCGCGACTGCTGGCGCTCGGCGTCGGCCCGCCCGTCGCCGCGATAGCGCATGACGACCTTGTCGGCGCGCTCGCGCCAGGTCTTTTCGCTCTTGCCCGCAAGCTCGAGTTCCGTCAGCCAGCGCCGAACCACGCCCGCGGCACCGGTCCCCGCATCCTTCGGCTCGACCAGCGTGCCGGCGTCCTGTACGTCGCTCATAACTGATTCCTTCGGCGCGCTACGACAGAGCGCACATAGTCAAACGTCGGCGCGCGCACCCCGGCCTGCAGCGCCCACACCGCCGGCTCCGGCGCCGCTGGTTTCTGATCGATGCGCCAGGCGATCGACGCATAGCGGAATCCGTCTGCCCCGTTGCTTGCCCAGTTGTGCAGCGGTGTGTTGCTGAACACGCGCCGCTCGTCGTCCCACATGCGCCGGTACTCGAGCAGCGCCTCGAGCCCGCCGCCGCAGTGCTCATCGTCGATCGTGCAGATGCGCAGCGTTGCGCGTGCCGCCTGAATACCGTCCTGCATGTCCTTCGATGGCACGATGCGATTGGCGAACCCCGCGTCGCGAAACTGGCGCTGCACCGACCGCGGCGAAGCGAGCGTCTCGGCGCGCGCGTCGTGCGGCAGCCATAGCGGCGGCGCAGCGTAGCGGTATGGCTTGTCGCGCAGCAGCTCGACGTAGAACGGGACGTCCTTCGTGTTGCTCTCGTGATAGTCGATGAACCGCGGCGCACCGCCGATCACTTGCCAGAACCACAGCGCCGTCGAATCCTGCCGACCAAGATCGCCGCCAACGAACACCGGCAACTCCTCGATCCACGGGAATGCTCCGATGCGGCCATCCGCGCGAGCCTTTGCCAGCTCGCCGGCGTAGAAGCTGCCGAGAATCGCCGCATCGAACGAACAGTAGTACTCCTGCTCGAACAACGCCGCGCCGTGGTCTTCGCCGTACTCGGCGCAGTACTCCTCGCGCTCGGCTTCAAGCTCCTGCGGACTGAACACGCCGGTCTTCGTCGCCGGCAGCACTTGCGTGAACCACTCGGGATCATCGGTGTGCGCCCGGTACATCTCGTACGCGTGGTTCTTGCCGCGTGGCGTCGTGATGCCCAAGAACCACCCGTGATTCTCGCGAAAGATCGGCCGCAGATAGGCCCATGCCGCGGGGTTGCTCAAGGCGTGCTCGGAACTCACGACACCCACGGGAGGCGATCCAACCAGCGAGTTGTAGTTGTCCGATCCGACGACTTGCCAAGTGGACCCGTTGCGGAACCGGATGAACATCTCGTTCTCGCGAGTAATCTCGCGAATGTCGTGAGGGAAGGCTGCGTCGATACGGCGGATCCCGGTATGAGAGTCAATGGCGTCCCAGATGGCCTTTCTAGCCTGGCTGGCCTCGGGGAGCATGTGCCAGTACGTCCCGACGCGTAGGAACGCGCTGCAGGCTGCCCAGTGCATGCCAACGTCGTCTTTGCCGGCGCGGCGGTGCCAGAACAGCAGGGCGCGCTTGCCGCCGTCCTCGAGGTATTGCCACGAGGGAAGCTGATAATCCCGCGGGCGCCAGCCATTAGGCAGCCTTACGTTCTTGCCCAAAGCGTACGACCTCGATGGTGATGTCGCCGGATAGCTCGTGGTCGACCTTCTCGCGCCACCCGGCACGCGTCTTCATCCAGAAGATGCAGGCCGCGACGTTCCCGTTGAGCGCCAAGCTGTACAGCCGAGCAGCAACCGTGGCATTCGCACGCTCCACGGCCAGATCGAGTTCGGCACGAAAGTGCAGACGCAACGTCTTCGGCGAGAGCGCCTTGCCAGTGCCAGGATTTTCGATCATCTGGCAGATCGTGTCGGCAGGCAGGCCGATGCGCGCCGCGGCGACGACGAGTTTCCTGTGCGCGTCAGTGGGCTCGAACGCACTCATGCGCGCGCCGCCTTTACCGCGTCAAACGTTCGCCCGTCGCTATCCAGCGTGGCCGTCTTGCCGGTGAAGTCCTGCCAACGCATAACCGCCACGTCAACATAGGACGGATCGAGTTCGATGGCGTAGCAGACGCGCCCCGTCTGCTCGGCCGCGATGATGGTGGTGCCGCTACCGGAGAACGGCTCGTAGACCGCCTGCCCAGGCGCCGAATTGTTGGTGATCGGCCGGCGCATGCACTCGACCGGCTTCTGCGTGCTGTGCCCCGTGTCGCTCTTCAGATGCTCGATGAACCACACCGTCGACTGCTTACGGTCGCCGACCCAATGACCTGTCCCCTTATCCCGCACCGCGTACAACGACACCTCATGCTCCGGCACGAAGCGCCAGTTGTCGTCGACGCCGTCCTTGTGCGCGTAATACGCCGTCTCATGCTGCCAGTGATAATCGCCGCGCGAGATCACCGGCCGCGTCTTTACCCACACGATCTGCGCCCGCAGTTTGAAGGAGCACGCCTCGAGCGACGCCGACACGATCGGCGTCTGCAGTGCCCCGTGCCAGATGTAGGCAACGTGCCCAGGAAACAACGACCACGCCTCGCGCCAATCCGCGCGCTCGTCGTTTAGGACTTTGCCAATGGCGTTGCCACCCGAGCCGAGCCCCGACCGCTCTCGCCAAGCAGGGTCGTACTCCACCCCATACGGCGGATCGGTCACCATCAGCATCGGACGCGCGTCCCCGAGCAACGTCACCACCACGTCCGCCGAAGTGCTGTCGCCACAGATAAGCCGATGCGCGCCGAGACGCCACAGATCACCCGGCACACTCGTCACCACGGCCGGAATCGGCGGCGCATCGTCAGGATCGGTCAGCCCCGCAGCAATCCCCGCCTGGCGATCTATCTCAGCGAGTTCCGCATCGGAGAAGCCAAGCAGATCGAGGTCGAACCCGTCGCCGTTCAACGCCGCAAACTCAGCCGCCAGCATGGCGTCGTCCCAGCCAGCGTTCTCCGCCAGCTTGTTGTCCGCAATGATGTAGGCCCGCTTTTTCGCCTCATTCCAGCCAGCCGCGACCATCACCGGCACCTGATCCAACTGCAGCGACTGCGCCGCCCGCACGCGAGCGTGACCCGCGATGATGGTGCCGCCCTCGTCGACCAGCACCGGAACGGTCCAGCCCCACTCCCGAATGCTGGCCGCGATCTGCGCGATCTGCGCATCCGAATGCGTGCGCGAATTCCGCGCATAGGGGATCAGCGACCCTATGGGGCGCCGCTCCACCGCATCCGCCGGCCATTTATAGGAGGGAACCATGTCTTCAAGCGTAGCGATAAGTCAATCGTTTTGCTCAACTTTTCCCATACCGCGTATGGGTGCGGAAGGCTTCAATGCGTTCGCAGATGTCGGCCGGGAGGCGCTTGAGAGCGTCGTCGGCGTTGCGGTCCTGGCGCTTGCGGTGAAGGCCAAGCTCGGTCATCACGTCGAACACGTAGGCTTTGTTGCTGTGGAGCAAAGCGGCGACGTGGGCGGGTGAGACGTTGCAGGCGGCGAGTTCGGCGCAGAGGGTGTAGAGGGCGACCTTGCGGTTGCGGCGCCGCGGGGTGCGGGGGGTGGCAGTAGCGGTCATTTCGGCGGCGCGAGGTTTCCGACGAGATGGCTGATCGCCACCGCCAAGTTGGCAGGGATGCGATCGGCAAGATGCGGCAGAAGCCGCGTTGCATGATCGCGGCTGATGCGTCCCTTCCGTACCGCTTCCTCAAGCACGCCTTCCCGTCCTCTAGGATCGTGCCCCAAAGATGGCGTCCACTGCACCGCACGCTGCTCGGAGCGGGCCAGCGCGACAAAGCCGGAATAAGCCTCGATGAAGGCCGAGCGCGCGGCAATGACTTGGCCAGCGTTTAGCAGTGGCGCCGCGACTCCGAACGCTTGCGCCATCTCATCGGTCCACACGACCGAGCCTGCCTCCTCCTGCGGAATCATCGCCCACGCCTCGTTCGGTCCTGGCCGGCCGTCGTCCAGGCGCTCGATGATCGCGGCAATGGTGAGTCGGCTCTTAAGCTCGCGCCGGCAACGGGTCAGCGCCACCATGACCAGATGCGCCGGATAGCTCGCCAGATCGGCCGTCATCGCCTTCACCGCCGCCCTGGACAGCTCGGTGCCGGTCAGCTCGGCCGTAACCGCGATCGCTTCCACCAGCGCGATCTCATCCTTGGCCCTATCCACGTTTGATCTCCGCGATGATTTCGTTGAACACGTTGCCCCTGCCCTGCGTCCGGTCGGCCATGCTGGCCTCCGCTTCGCTCCCGTGGCTGTTGGTTGCCCATTCGGTGCGCAGCGCCTCGGCGTCGCGCAGCAGCAGGTTGGTCGAATGCTTGGCCGACAGATACAGGCGCTTGTTGCTGCGCAGGAAGTGAGCAGCGATCCCGGGTGCCTCAGTGCCGCCAACGCGCTCAACGAACGCGGCGATATGGGCGTTGGTGGTCCGGTTGCGCACCGGCTCCACGTGGTAGCGGGTTTCGTAGGCCGTGCTGTACGCCGCCCACGTTTCAGAACCCTTGGCGGGGGCGGGTCGCGAGGTTTTTTTCGCGACCCCCCTCGCAGAGCTTTTGACGTTGGTTGGTCTACCTACATCAACCACAGTCTGTGGGGTATCCACAGAAGCCACATCAACCCCAGAATCTGAGGCTGAGGCTGAGGCTGAGGCTGAGGCTGAGGCTAGTGGCAATTGCTGAGCATTTGCTAAGCTCTTGCTAAGCATTTGCTTGGCATTTGCTTGACTTGCCAGTTCTTTCAAGTGCTTGACGCGGATTCTGGCGCCTTTTATCCCGGCGTCAGAGCGACGGTGCGAAATCGCGTCCGACGCCTCAATTTCCCGCAACATCCGCGGGTTGTAGTAACCGTCATCGGCCTTGATGAAAAAGCGCAGCAGGATGCGACGCATCGACTCGATCTCGTCCTGCGAGCGGCAATTTGCGATGCCCGCAACGTCCTGCTCGTCGAGCGGCAACGGACCCCTGGTGTCCCACTGGTACATCAGCAGAAGCAGGTAGATGCCGTGCGCAAGGGGAGAAAGCCCCCGGGTGTCCTTGACATAGTCCCCGGTGAATAGGCGCATGAATGAGAAACTCATCACTCCCACGGATTGAGATCGAACTGCGCTAAACGATGCCGATCAAGCGTCCCCAAATACTTCGGATCGCACTCTTCGACGGGACGCTTCCGGTAATAGGCCTCGGCGAGCGCAGCAACGACGCCGTCGACAGAATGGGCAAGCCAGTCGTTCGCGCGCCACGCCAATTCATCACCTTCGATACCTTGCTCATGCAACTCGGCCGGCGACGACGGATTAGCGTGTGCCTCTGCTCCGGTGACCCGAAACACCCGCCAACCATCCTCGAGCAATTCCTCGTCGCGCCGGCGATCCTTGGCCGCGTCGTGCCATTGCTTGCCATCGCACTCGAGCGCGATCTTCTTGACGGGATCGGCAAAATCAAGGAAATATCGAAGCGCCGGATACTGCGGATAGAACGGGACGCCGTAGTACCGGATGGCACACCAGGCGTCGTATTCGATCGGCGTGAAAAATCGCGTCCAGTCG